CGCTAATAGCGTTCGTGCTGCTCTCTCTGCGTACATTGGATCAATGAACCAGATTTCTTCTGGTCTCGGCGATACAGTGATCTCGAATGTCCTTTAAACTTCGAGTTTCCGCAGTGATCTCCGCTTTTAAACGGAGAGTCCGTCTTTTATTCGATCTTTATCTTAAAAGGTGATTATATGAAGAGTTTACTAGTTTCGTTTGTATCCGTAAATAAGTGGCCTTTTAGCCGTATTTCCAAATACGAGAAACTTCTCAGGATTGTTGAGTGTAACTATGTGCATCGTCGTGTAGATACCGACCTTTGGTTGGATATCTTACAGCGATCGGTACTCGTTATATCAACTAAGCCTGATGAAGAAGTCGGAGTAGCCTACGATAGGCAACTCCGTGAAGCTAATATCACTTTTCTTATCAAGGAGAGTTTTCCGGTCCGCGGCGTTGTTCATGACGACGTTATAACTTATAACAAAACCATGAACGAGCGCAACGGGTCAATGTGGATTCTCAATGACCTTATGTCTCGATTCTCTAACCTTCAGCAGACGTGTATTGAGTCATGTTGGAACTGCACAAAGCTGTTCCCACATACCTATTTTACGTCCTCTGAAGCCTTTAGGGCTCTCGTAGATATTCGTCACGACTATAACCATCCAGCATGTCCTAATTGTAGGATAGCGCTGATAGGTGAAAGTCAGGCGATTAAGTAAAGACCAATGCCAAGTAGGAGAACCATGTGATAAATTATCCATCTGCTCTTTATAACTACTTCCTGGAAGACTTGAGAGAGTACTATCCACATATCGACAGTCTTATCAAAAATAATACTGACGAGTATGGATCGACGGCTTACTCTGCTGCTTTGTGCGCCAATACGCTTCTTAAAAAGTGTACTGACGTCGAAGAGCGGGATGCCGAGGCGAAAGCTTACTCTCTTTTCTTAGCCTGTAACGAACGTTGCAGGTTAAGCGATATCAGTACACGTCTCAATACTTCGTCGGATGAAGAGTTACTGGGCGAGGTTCGCAAGAACCTCTACCACCTTTTCGCCGACGCTTGGGACGCTGTCACCGTCCTTGCGCTCTATGAGCGTGGACGGATGGGACCGGGTGCCTCGATTGCGTGCCCTAGTGACGATTATTTCACTAAGGTTGCAAGTGGCGACTGGTCTTGTACTGAGTCAAGCTTGGCATACGCTTTTGCGTATTGCCGCTCCTTGATGCCCACCACAGCTCTTTCCGATTCCGTTCGGGCTGATCATTATGGGGTCAAGGTAGTTCCAGGTTCGCGCCTTTCGTTTGTCCCTAAAAGTCGCGCTATTAAGCGGTCCATATGTACGGAGCCTAGTCTGAATATGTATTTTCAGATAGGCCTCGGCAACTACATTGAGGAACGGCTTGCGAAGGTCTATAAAATAGATCTTTCGCTTCAGCCGTCTTTCAATCGTATTCTTTGCAAAATCGGATCGATTTATGGTACTTTTGGTACTATAGACCTATCTAGTGCTTCTGATACTATTTCTTTGGATCTCGTACGGCAGATTGTGCCGAAACCAGTCCTAGATTTTATCATGGCATTACGTTCACCTACGACTTCCTATCGAGGTAAGAGCGTCGATCTACATATGGTGTCGTCTATGGGGAACGGTTTTACGTTCCCCCTCCAGACGGCAATTTTCGCCGCAGTAGTACACGCCGTATTCACTTTATCTAACACTCTGTTAGAAAGGAATCACGGGAGCCCAGGTAATTTCGCAGTGTTTGGCGACGATATCATAGTGCCTTATGAGCTCTATGATAGAACGTGCTACGCACTCGAGTTACTTGGGTTCAGTGTAAATAAAGATAAGTCCTTTAATAGAGGCCCTTTTCGCGAATCCTGCGGGCATGATTACCTTTCTGGTAACCAGGTCCGGGGTGTCTATGTGAAGTCACTAAAGACACTTCAGGATAGGTATATAACCGTTAATCAGCTCAATCGTTGGTCTGCTAGAACTGGGATCCCGTTGAAACGCACCATGCGTTTTCTTCTGGAGTCCCTAAATATAAAGCTCTACGTCCCTCCGAGTGAGTCTGATGACGCGGGTATAAAGGTTCCGTACCGAATGGTAAGACGATCATCACTGAAACGTGACCACAACTATCAAAGTTGGGGCTACTTTGCGTACACTCCCATCAAGAGAAGTGTACGCTTCAGTGCTGAAAGTAATATCAAGGTCGGGACCAACCGCCAGCATTATATCTATAACCCAAATGGGTTGTTAGAAGCAATG